TGGTAGAGCAAATCTATATCGAGTATTTTTAATTACCAAATCTTTTTATAATTATTTTAAAAATAGTTATTAACATATTTATACACACAAAAAAACCGAGTATAGATATACCCGGTTTGTCTTACAATCAAAACAAAAATCACATGATAATACAATTTAAGAATTTTTTTGCGTATAGTGCAATTAACTCAGCTTTATCAGTCCCATTAATTATCTTCCTGGCACTCACATAATCCTCACGCTGATCATTAAAGTAACGCGATAGATTAACGCCTGTGAATAATCCTTGCGTCATGCCTTTAAATAGTATCTCTATTGATACATCTAACTTCAATGCAAGCTCAGGCTTATTCAATAGGTCTATCTTTAGCAGCTTACCAAATCTCTCATAATTATCGTACCAGGTGAGCTGGACTAATCCCCTACCATAATATAGTTTATCAGGCAGCTGATACGGTCGCAAGTTTTGCTTAATTTTGCGACCATAAGGCTTTCTAATTCCCTGCCCTACTTCCTCAATCGCTTCAAATGACTTACCAGTCTCGTGATAAACGGTAGCTAATATGTAGGCAAGCCACCTTGCATCGGTAAACAATTTATTACTTTCCCAATAGTCAATAATAGCTAGCATCCCACGCATCTGAGATTTATTAACCTTATTATAAAGGTTGTATGTAGTTAGCCTATTTTGGAAAGCTATTTCGTTCATCGTTTATTAGTCATAAATAATAAGTTAACAAAAAGAGAGATAGCTAATGCAATTAATAGCCAATTAATCCATGTCATTTTTTTACCTAACTTATCGTATAGCTTAGTAGCTTTATTCTTTGATTCATTCAACTGACCTTTAAGGCTCACTGCCTCTGCGCTATCTTTCACATATTTTGTAATAATTGTGACTTCTTTAGGAGTAGCTATGTATTTATTTTTATAGATAGTATATGTCTTAGCCTCTAATGGAATTATAATAGTATCAGTAGTAGTGAAAGTATCATTTGCACATTTAACCTCTACATAGCTATACTCAGTTTTAGTCACCGTATCACTAACGCCATCGGCACATGGAAACTTATCATGGCAGAACTTAGCCACTGCCACTGGATCAGCATTATAGGCCTTAGATAATTTCTTTACTGGAGATGTACAGCTGTTAATCATTATCGCTGTCAACAGGAGACTCAAAAGTTTCATCGTATAATTCGTTTATGTAAAAAGATAATAATTTTAAAGATTGCCTCTTAATACGATTAACTCTGCGCTCGTCAGCCTTGCTTACTAATGCAGTATCGAATCCATCTAAAGCGTCTAAGGCCTGAACAGCTGAAGTAATATAATCGTGAGAGGAACTTAGCAGTATCTCTCCCTCCATTTCTTCTTCAACCTCAGGCTGTGGAGTATCGTCTATTATTAACTTTTCTCCCATATCTTAAAGTTAGTGAATTTTACCATTTATTATCTGATAATTTTTTACTGTGTAATCTCCATTATTCTCCACAGTAATATGCGCAAATCCATGCTGAGCATTACTGACCATTGGTGAGTAGTTAGGCTTCAGCTCACATAGACAGCCTGTACTCCAGCAGCTTATTATCTTGCCGTCTAGGTCAACCTCAGGATGATGGGATGCTCTGTGTAGATGCCCGACTATAAGACTCTGTTTTGCCCTTAAAAACGCTCCTCTTGATGGATTAACCGGTGTGAATACTCCTTTAAATATATGGTGTCCATGAGTGATGGATAGCTTACCTGCTTTGACTAATGTCTTATCGTCAATCATCTTTACTCTAACTGAGTTAAGCTGTAGCCTTTCTTCTAACTTAAAGTAATCATCATCCCATATCTCACGCACCTTCATCAGTAAGAACTTCTCCCATCTAATGCAATGGTTGCCTTTCAGCCAGTAGATAGACGCATCAGGGAATGCAGTCCTAAGAGATACTAAAAATTGCTTTGTAGCATCAAACTCCTGCTTAACGCTGCGCTTCTTAGGATCAGTCTCAAACCTACTTACCTGATGATTATCTATTAGGTCCCCATTTATAAAAATAGTGTTAACCTTATTCTCTATCCCATAATCTAAGGCCATAGTCACCGCCTCTATATTATGGTAGGGGATATGCAAATCAGATATTAGCAGGATATTATTACAGGCCTTAGGCAAAATAAAAGCCTCACGTTTTTCTTCGTGAGACTCTGGTAGATTATAAGGGTTTTTCGGTCTTTCAGGATAGTTATGAAATTCTGTTTTTTTATATTCATTCCCTCCACTTTTATTTTCTAATGATCTTAGTGAAGTTCTGACATTCTCAACATCTTTAAACATCAGATTATTTTCTTTATAGATTATCCGAGCCAACTTTAAAGTAGGCATATCAGGATATTTCTTCCTATACTCTAGGACGAATGCTCGTTTGGTCATTTGTACAGATTTGGATTATTAAGCAGGATCTTTCTTTAAAAACTCATCATTAGAATTAGTGAGTAAGTTTTTAAGAATGTAAGCCAGTGCAGCTGTTGCAGCAGCAGTAGTGATTGTGTTCCAATCAAAAGTGATACTACCAGTCTGTACTGTGTTATAGATGATAGTAATTACTGACGTTAGTACAGCAATGACAAGGCCTTTAACAAAGTCAACTTTGTTAAGAGTGAAGATTGATGATTTCATTATTTTACTTTTTTGGTTGCGAAATAATAGTATCTAACAGCGAATATACCTGAAGTGATAGCTACAATAGAACCTAGAAGAGTAAAGTAAGGCTGCACATCTGATGCAGTAATAAGGCAGAATGATGCAGAGGTAAGACTAATAACAGAACTAAAAGCAGCTAATACTGGATGGTTTCCGTTGTTATTTTCCATTTGATTAAAATTAACGATTTTTTGCATCTTACCCAAATAAATGCAACAACTATGCCGATTTATTAAGCTCGGTCATAATAGTCTGAAATGCCATAGCTATCATACTGGCTTCCTGCATATTAGCTGCGATACCTTTTTGTATTGAATTGTCTAATGCTACTTTTAATATTTGTAGCGCTTGTTCTTTAGTCATGTGTTATGGGTTTTTAAGTTCGATTACGTAGTCAGTTCCTGCTACATTTATCTTCAAGTGCTGACCTGATGCGCTGCCTGACGAAGATGTTAATAAGTTAGCTGATGATGTTAATCTTTCGTTAGTATCATCTAATCCAAAGTAATTGGCGTTACCGTTTCCGTCAGGATCACACAATAAACTAGTTCCTCCATTTAATATAACTCCAGCATTGCCTTTGTAAAGTGTTATACTATTAGATGCCTTTAATAATATATCTCCTGTTAATTCATCTAAGATAAATTGATTTGCTTGTCCTGCCCCAACATAATCCCCCATTTTAATCGTCTTGTTTCCTGCATCTACTTGAACATCGAACTGGCCAACAAGAGAACCAAAGTTATATCTATTACCAGGTATATCAATCCTAATGCCATCAGTTACCCCATCGGCTACTAATGCAGTATAGAATACAGAGTTGCCATCGTTTTTAATGCCTGATTCGATAGCGTTGTCTGTTAGGATGTATTTGTTATCTAAAAAATTTAAAACTAATCCAATTTCTGCGCCTCCATACTTTGAATATATTTTTTGATTACTATTTAATGTATCTTTTTCAATATTAAAAGAAAAACTGGATTCACCTATAAACGCTAAAATCTCTGAACCAAAAAAACCATAATTAGAAGTCTTTAAAAATACATTACCAGGATTAATTAATAAACCATTTGTATTACTATCTATTATCACTGTTGTATCTCCAGCAATGTGTAACGGAAAACTTGCACCAATGCCTATATAATAATCAGCATTAGGGAAATCTAAATATAATCCGTTTAAATTGCCTAAATAAATTGTTTTTAAAATACTACCCGCAAAATCATTTTGTAAAAAACTATCATCAAAGGTTCCTTGCTTATTATAAGGGATAAAGGTATCCGTTGGATTAACTCCTCCACCACCACCTGCAACAGATAAATCTATTGTATCTACTGAAGGAGTTATTGTTACAGAGTTATCTGTTGAAGTTATAGCTAATGCTCCTGTCAATCCATTTAATTCTGTTACCCCACCCCCTGCACCTGCTAGCGCATCAGTTATACTCACTTTCTTAGTTACTCCACCTTGTACTATTGGGAATACCTCTGTGCCTGCAATGGCGCCTGCTAATCCTAATTCTGATATTTTCATTTTATATTAATTTTCTGTTGTTAAAGTTACGTCATTTTCAGTAGTAATATCGTCTCCGTTTTCAGTTTGTAAAACTCGTACGATTACTGGCGTTCAGCCGTAGAATACATCTAGCAGTCCATTACCTTTAAAGTTAGCAGTAAAGGTAGCCATGTTATCAAATGATGCCACCTCATTAAGTGATTCAATGTATCCAGTCCCTTGCTTTTTTAAGAAGTGTCCATCTGTATCAGTCTCGTAGAACTCAATAATAATAGGAGTCGCATCAATGATAGCATCATAAAGATTATTAATGCCATAGCCGTCCTGATCTTCATAAGTTATATCTGCTGTAATTGGTGTAAAGGTAGGTATCACCTCACCTACATAGATTATAGTCTGTGTGCCTGCATTATAGAGGCTATAATTAGTTACTGTATAAGTTCCATCCGCATTATCTGTACCTAGTATAATTAGGCTGCCACCAACCTTAATACATAGGTCAATAGCGTCCAATACAAAGGCTTTAGGAGGTACATCTACCCAAGACAACGGAACTGTAATAGTTACAGGAGATAGGCTACTTATTGCCACTATGCCCTCAGCTGATGCGCTCCATGACGCTGCACCTGGTACATAAGTCCTAAATCTACCATTGCCAGTTACAGATGTCTCTACTAGATCCTGTTGGATGTCAAAGGTTACAGACCTAGCGCACCCGATAGGATGATTGCACTTATACGTTGTATCTTGTAGATATAATATTACGTCCTCGCCTCTAACTTTTCCCATAACTATTTATTTTCATAAAGATAATTAAATTCATAGATTTTACTCGAACTCCATGATAGATACTCTAATATTATTCCGCCATTAAAATTGCCATCCATTCTATCTATAAGCTCGTACAAAGTCAAATTAACATTCGCATTCTTATAATCAATAGCCATCTTACCCGGTACAAACCTATACTCATCTTGGAATTTGAAATGCTTGAACATAGACAGCGGAGTAATAAACTCATAAGGACCTGCTCCCTGCAATACTTTAAGTAAATTGCCTTCATACTTTGCTCTTGGCTTAAACCTTGTAAATAGCGATTCCTGTGTAGTGGCTATGCCTAAGTTACGATATGGATATGATATTCCTGCATAAGTCCATTGAGTACATTTATCACGAAGTAAAAAAGTATTAGATGCTAAAAAAAATGTGCCTTTAATATACCAACTCGGACTATTATCAAATATTATATCTCTGCTATTATTATTTTTAATATTAACTATTTGGGAGTCTGTATGCGTCTGACCAATTATCTTAGCAGAACCAGCAAAAAATGAATCAACACGACACGTAAAATCTTTAAAATAAATCTCATTGCCTGTATAAGATAAAGTTGGTACGAATAAATAAAAGTTTAATATCCCATCAGTTGGAGCTTCAGGTGTATAATATTCCCAAATATGTAATTTATTTGCATTATCTCCGTTTTGAATTATAAATGATGTTGAATTAAAATAGTTATATGTTGTTGTCCAATTACCATACGCATCTAAATAATATACTGTTGTTGCATTTCTTAAAGTAACATACCCTATTTGATTAAAATAACCTGGTATCGAAATGCCGGAAGCAAAATTAAATGAATAATAAACTCTATCCCTAGCTGATAAATAAATATCATTTGATTGAGCTGAGCCATTATTAAAACTTGAATATCCTCTAAGTACTATAAATCTATATTTTTCTTCACCATAATTTGTTTCAGTAATATCATTATAATAAGCAATACGGATGAACCTTTCAGGAAATATTCCTGTAGGATAATCTTGTGGATCAACCCAATAAAGTAATACATATTCCTTAATTAAATCATTATTAGCATCAACATATTGAGTAATTAAATCGCCTAACTCCTGCAAATTTGGATTTTTAATTAAATCATCAGGCTGCTCATAATTAAAAGTCTCCTTTACAAATTGATAAGGTCGCTCTATTGACTTCATTACACCTGTCTCTAGGTCGTA